ACGGTTGTGCTGTCAAACGAGCCGCCGTTGTACAAAAAAGAAAGCACGCTGCTGATCCGCATGGGTACTGCACTGCGACCGCGCTTGCCGCGAGGTTTGATGTGCGGGTTCTTCTCCAGCTCTTGGAATATCAGTGCCCTGCCCATGAAGCCGTTTGCAACCAGGTCGAAGGTCATCAGCCCATTGAATTTCTCAGGAGTGGTCAACCCAAAGATCGACAGGAAAGGAGCCTCGATGCCCATATCGATTGATGTTAGCGATTGATCTATCCTGACAACCCTGGCCGCAAAAGCACCATTTGAGTCCTCGTTGTCGTTGATGGCCTTTTGCAGCCTGACCCGCTCTGCTGCCATCATCGTCTTGATCTCGCGCTTGAGATCGCCGGTGACAGAGACAAAAGAATTGCTCTTGGAATAGATATTCATCAGCGTGCCGATAACGCCCTCCAGGTAGATAGCCCCGCCGCGTTTTTGTGCGCTGGTGATTTTGGAGAAGTGCTCGCCCAGCTCGTCAATGGAGTAGTACGCCGCTTGGTGCTGGATCAAGTTGCGGTAGATTTCTTGCTCGCTCTTGATGCCGCCCACCAAAGCGGGAGTAAGCCCAGCCGAGCGCAGCAGCTCATTGTGTGACTGCAGGATCGCCTCCTTGCCGGTAGATGAGTCTGCGACGCCGAAACAAAACAGGTTAAAAGACGAGTCATCCAAAGGATCGCGATAGCGCATGCCGGCGGCATTGCTGACCGCCATCAAGGAGGCAGCGACCGCGAGAGTCTCCCGTGGGAACAAGGAGCGCGAATTGATCCATGTGGCGACCTCGCCCACAAAGCCTGGCGGTCTAAGCAAGTCCACTGCAGAACAGTCTAAGGGATCTGCCTCAACGATCTGCGAGAAAGAACAGTCGGCGGTGAAGGTCACCGGCTCGACCCAACCGGACTCCTTTGCGTAGTGCATCAAGGTGGCAAGCGTCACCGGATTAGTGGCCTTGCCAAACGAGTGCCACCGCGATTCGATCTTTGAGCCGTTGCCAGACTTGCCGTAACGGTCAGACTGCCTGGCCCAGCGGTCCCACAAATTGAAGCCGTCCACGCCGCCGCCGGTGGCATCGTGGATGCCCATGCCAATTCGGATGTACTTCTCGTGCCCATCGTTGTTTTCGATGGCCATCACCAGCTCTTCCAGCTCGCTCAATGAGACATCGATCTGAGTGCCGTTGTACTCTCGCCTGACGCGCTCGGGTTTCTTGAGCAGATCCACCAGCGCTTGGGGGGCATCAGAGATGTCAAAGACGCTGCCGGTTAACACCTGGTAGCGATTACCGCTGGCGTGCAAAGACCCCGCGCCAACGACAAATCCGGACGACTTAAAGTCGATACCCTTGAACCGCGCAAGGTGCTGCGATAGTGCAAGCGCCTGGTCGATTTTAAAATACAAGTGCTTGCTGCCCCCGCCGCTGCCTGTGGCGACGATAAAGCCCGCCCCTGCGATCTCAGGCACAAGCTCTAGCAGAGAGCTGTAGGACGCAACGCCGCCGTTCCTGGCATCGACGTCGATGACGAGTAGCCCGTCGGACACCACAACGCCGTAGCCGGTCTCCAGCTGACCAGTAAGCTCCATGACCTCGATCTGGTCCTCCGACCAGTGAGGGCTGTGCTGCCAATTCGATGCGCACGGGTGCTTGTACAGTGCAGCGCACTTTGGATTACCGCAAGCGCAGCGACCCGCGCGGTCAGCGCCGTGGAGTCCAAATATTCGATAGCCGGACTCGATGAACTCGTTATAGAGCAGCATTTTCTCGCGCCTCTAGATAGTCGTCGAGCTTGCGCACAGTGTCGTAAGATGGGCTGTGATCTTCGTCGTCTCTGAGCTGCCGCAGGGTGTTGTAGTGCAGCCCCGTGGCATCAGCAACGACGGAGAGACGCCTATCCTTTAGTGCCTCTCTTATTTGCTGTAATGTCCGCATATGATATCCCAAGTGAGTGTTTTTAACATTCCGAGGTTGACATGCTACATCTGGCTGGATTATGTTGCAACTTCAGAAAGAGAAACGTGGCATCCAGCCACACACACAGGAGGCTCACATGAGCGCATTAAACGGGATTGAACGTCCCAAAGATCGACCAGTCATTGCCACTATCTGTGGCGACAGCGGCTTAGGTAAAACCACACTAGCTGCTACCTTCCCCAAGCCGATTGTGATCCGTGCAGAAGACGGATTGCAGGCAATTCCAGAGGGCATACGCCCAAGCGCATTTCCGCTGATCCACAAAATCGATGACCTTTGGGAGCAGATGATGGCTCTTGTGCAAGAGGATCACGGGTACGAGACGCTGATCATCGACAGCGTCACAGCGTTAGAGCGGCTGTTTATTGCGCACGTGGTAGATACCGACCCCAAGAAACCGCGCAGCCTTAACCAGGCGTTAGGCGGCTATGGGGCAGGGCTAGGCGCTGTGGCCACTATGCACCAGCGTGTGCGCAAAGCTGCCGGCGTGTTAAACGAGCGCCGTGGGATGCACGTTGTGTTTGTAGCTCACGCCGAGACTGAGACAATAGAGTTGCCGGACGAGGATGCCTACACACGTTACTCACTGCGACTGGGCAAGAAGAGCGTTGCGCCGTATGTGGACGACAGCGACGTGGTCGGCTTCTTGAAGCTGGAGACCCATACCAAAGGGGAGGGCGAGCGCAAGAAGGCTATCAGCGATGGCACGCGAGTGCTGGTCTGTTACGCCACTGCATCAAACGTCAGCAAGAACCGTTATGGGATCACTGAGCCGCTAGTCGTGGCGCAAGGATCTAACCCGCTAATCAAGTTCATACCATCACTAGGAGAAATTAAATGAGTTTTTTTAATATAAAAGAAAAAGTAACAGGATCGTTTGAATCAGGTGGCGGCAACTTTGATCCGATGCCGGACGGCACGCAGGTGTTAGCATCGTGCGATGAGGCGAAGATTGACAACTATCAAGGCGATGATTACATCTCTCTGCGCTGGTCGGTGCTTGCGCCGGTCGAGTACAAAAACCGAAAGCTGTTTCAGAAGGTAAAGGTTTTTAGCGATGATCAAACAATTGCTGAAAAGGCGAAGCGCATGCTTGCGGCGATTGATGCAAACGCTGGCGGTTTGTTGATGGCAAGCGATGATGAACCCACCGGTGAGTCGTTGACCAAGGCGCTTGTTAATAAGCCGATGATCCTGCGCCTAGCGGTGTGGGATATCGAAGGCAAGAAGGGTAACTGGGTCTCCGCAGTGGCACCAAGAAATGCAACTTCACCAGCCCCTGCAGCAGCGCCAGCAAAGGCGAAAAAACTAGAAATTGAGTTAGGCGACGTGCCTTTCTAATTTGATTTAACAACGTGCCAGGGACGGCAAATTATTTGGAATGATAAGTATGTTGTCACCTAAGAGAAAAGGAAGGATTACCGGCAGCGTTGTTGGGGCTATACTTGGCGTCAATAAATACAAAAACGCTGATGATGTCATGCGTGACATGGTTAGAACTTATCACGGCGCACCCGAAGAGTTTGAGGCCAACGTGGCTACTGACTACGGCAACTTCAATGAAGAAGGCGCTATTTTTGATTTTGTTATGGAATCTGGTTTTGAAGTTGTAAAGAACGAAAAGTTTTTTATCCATCCAGAATATGATTGGCTAGGAGCCACCCCAGACGGGCTTGTTGGAGATGACAGCGTCATCGAAGTTAAGTGTCCATTTGGAAAGCGTGATGCTACAGCTGCTGACAATTTTCTAGGAATATCTGAATTGCCGCACTATTACGCGCAAATGCAGATTGAGCTGGCCTGTACGGGCCGCAGCAATTGTTACTTCTATCAGTGGGCTGCTAAAGCCAATCAGATCGAAGTGGTAAAATTTGATCAAAATTGGTTTGATAATGCGTTGCCCAAACTAAAGGCTTTCCATAACAAGTATCTTAAAGAGATCAACAACGAAGATCATTTAAAGCCTAAGCGAAAAATTGTTAATGACGAAGAAGCGGTAAAGTTAATTAATGAGTACGAGTCTGTAAAAAATATGATTGATGAACTTACAAATCGCAGCAAGTTTATAATAGAACGACTAGTAGAAATCTCTGGCAAAAAAGATGCAGAGATAAATGGTCATAAACTAACTCTAGTTGAGCGGCAAGGTTCTGTTTCATACGCAAATGCTATTAAGCAGTACGCGCCAGATGCTGACCTTGAGCAGTTCCGTGGAGCGCCAACATCTTATTGGAGGTTAAACTAAAATTCTCAGAGACTACCAGCAAGACGCTCACGATGCCGCAATAAGTTGGGTAACCAGCTGCATAGAGCCTTGTCTTATCGATGCCCCAACCGGTGCAGGTAAAAGCCACATCATTGCGGCAATAGCGCAAACGCTGCATGCGGTTAGCGCAGGCAAGAATATTTTATGCCTTGCCCCAAGCGCGGAGCTTGTGACACAGAACAGGGAGAAGTACCTGGCAACGGGCAACCCTTGTAGCGTTTTTAGCGCATCGGCTGGGGGCACTTGCCTGAAACACCCCGTGGTGTTTGGTACACCATTGACCGTGCTCAACAGCATTGCAAAGTTTGGGAGAAAGTTCTGCGCCGTGGTTGTCGATGAGGCTCATGGGATCACTCCAACGATCAAGGAAGTGATCAGCGTAATGCAGCAGAGCAATCCCTACCTGCGCGTCATAGGACTGTCTGGAACCCCGTATAGAATGGGGACTGGCTACATATATCGGCAAGACGAGAAAAACAATGTTGTTAAAGAATCCATAGACCCCTATTTCATGCGCTTGGTGTTCAAGATCCAGGCTAGAAACTTGATCGACAGGGGATACTTAACGCCGCCAACGATAGGCGAAATACACGCCGGCAAGTACGAGACAGAGACGATTGAGCTTAACGCGATGCACAGGTATGACGCTGCCGATATAGACAGAGCGTTTGTAGGCAAGGGCAGAAAAACTGCAAGAATTGTTGCTGATGTTATAGATCAGTCGCGGGATCGCCAGGGGGTCATGTTCTTTGCGCAGACCATTGCACACGCACAAGAGATCATGGAGAGCCTACCACCGGCGCTTTCAAAGCTAGTGACAGGTAAAACCGGAAAGGTTGAGCGTAAAGCTATTATCGACGGATTCAAGGGCAAAGAGTTCAAATACCTCGTCAATGTTGATGTGCTGACCAAAGGCTTTGATGCCCCGCACGTTGATGTGATCGCGATACTGCGGCTGACAGAATCAGTGGCGCTGTTGCAGCAAATAATCGGGAGAGGGCTAAGGACAAACGCAGGGAAGTCTGACTGCCTAGTCTTGGACTACGCCGGCAACATTGATCGCCACTGCCCCGATGGTGATGTGTTCTCGCCAAATGTCTCCACAAGCAAGAAGTCATCAGAATCAACGATGGTAACGGTAGAGTGCGAGGATTGCTTGGTAGAGCAAGAGTTTTCTGCGCGCCCCAATCCAGACGCATTCCACGCTGATAAGAACGGTTATTTTGTAGACCTCTACGGGCATCGCATAGTGTCAGAAAATGGTCATATCCCAGCGCATTTCGGAAGGCGTTGCCAAGCGTATCACCTGCTGCCTAATGGCACGATGGGACAGTGCGAGTACCGGTGGACTTTTAAATCTTGCCTATCGTGCAGCGCTGATAATGACATATCTGCAAGAAGTTGCGTGGCGTGCAATGCGGAGATTGTAGATCCAAACTCAAAGTTAAAAGCTGACTTTGAAAAGCGCAAAAAAGATCCTACACAAGTGCAGACAGACAGAGTAATAAATATGCGCGTGGTCATTACAATGAGCAGGCGCGAGTTGGAGATGTATAAAATAGATTGGCTTACAGAGTACAGGTCTTTTTCAACGTGGGTATTTAAGAACCCTGAAAACACCTGGCAGGCTGCTGAGCTGTCAAAGTGCGAAGCTGCTACCAATCGTTTTACAAAGATGCCAGCTACTATCACCTATAGAAAAGATGTAGCAACCGGGTTTTATAAAATACTTTCTTACAACGGGGCACCCGATGAAGTTTCCAAGTTGGCTTAAAGTGTACGGTGATCAAAGCTATCGCGGTGAGTGTCCGATGGAGGGCGCAGAGCAAAAGACGTTTTTTAGTTACATTAGGAGGACGTACCCAGACACGCTAGGATTGATTGCGTTGCACCCACGCAACGAAGGTAAGCGCACGCATATGCAAATCGCTGTACAGCGAGCAGATGGCATGACAGCGGGAGCGCCAGACATTATTGTGCCAGGCAAGGTGAGTTTCTTGTGCGAGATAAAAAGGCGCGATCACACCGCGTCAAGTTTTGGGAAAGATCAGCTTCCATATTTGGAGGCGGCAAATAAACAAGGCGCGTTTGTATGCGTAGCACTGGGTTGTGATGCGGCTGTTGAGGCTTTAGAGGATTGGATTAAAAATGCTTGATCTAAACTGCTTGGAATTTATATTGACAGAAAAAATGAATCAACACTTGATTGCAAAAGATAGTATTTCAGAACGTCTTGCGATTGAGATAAAGTTGTTAGAGGATACCATTGAAAAATACACACATTGGTAGCGCCACCATGCAATTGTCGGCAGGGTTTAATTCAAAGGCTGCACAGAAGCGTGCTTTAAAAGATGTTAACTGCGCATTTGCATCGGCTTGCGATACCATTAAAGATTGGTGCGTAGATCAGATGGAGACTTACGTGCAATCAACGGGTGAGCGTGGCTTGCCAGAGGTCGAGGAATTGTACTTTGCGCTGCCGATGTATCCACACCAGTGGCGGGATAAGCACAAAAACATTATTCGCCTTGTGTACCCAGAATCAATTGATTTGTTTCACGAGATCATTAATCTGTATAAAACAATCAAGACCGGAGAACGATGATGGAGTTTTTTGAAGCGAAGTGCCCGTGGCACATCCAAATCGGCAGCTTGTTTATTGCGCCGGGGCGCGTACCCAACACCGGCACGGTATGGCTAGGAGAGATTAACGGAAGACAGGGCAGCGAGATTAAAACCGATGAGCTGGCCGAAGTGCTACTTGAGTTTTACAACCGAACGATTAATGCGCGAGAAAGCTAATGACACCGGCGGGGCGCATCAAAACAGGCACTGTGCGCAGCGTTTGTTTTGATGCGTCTACATGAGCATCCCCGGCCTTGCGTCTAAACAACTGGGTGGGCAGTCGCGAGGCCGGGTTACCGCCCACTCGATGCCGCACGTTGCCTTGCAATGTCGGCTTCTATGTCTGGGCCTACCATTACGTCTCCCGGCACTCGTCTAGAGTCCGCTTCAATGTCTGCCGGCGGCGAGCCGGTGTATATCGGAGACGGAGGGTACGCGGTGTTCAACCCCATAACCGCGCCTGCTTCTGCCCGATTAAACGTAGCAGCAGCGGTGGCGGCTCCAGCGCTTTCTTTCTCGAGGAACCTCACCGCTGCAGCAACCTCGTGCGGGTCGCTTGAGACCAGCAGCTTGGCGACTCGCTCGGCAACCTGGTCGCTGATACTGGCTTTAGACACCAGGTTAGCCGCCATGTTGGTCAAAGAGCCAACCCAGCCCGTAGTCATAGCGTCGCTCAGTGCCGCGCCGACCAGCCCCTCGCCTTCGTCAAACGCGGCTACTCCGGCGGTTCTACGCGCAGTGGGGGAACCGGCTAGAATCCTATTGGACTGCTGGAACAGCTGGCTTTCGCGCTCCATAGCGGCCTTGAACAAATCAAACTTAGCCGGACTACCGAACAGCGGCATCAACTTTCTTTGCATCTCTGGAGAACCGATTAAGCGTTGAGCCGCGTTGATGTTAGCGGTTGGATCCATGACCATTGAATATATATTACGGACAGCGCCGGTTCTAAAGGCGTCTTTCTCTGCAGCGCTGAACCCCTTCATCATGCTTGTAATTTGCTCTGAATCTAGGGCTTTAAAGTCGTCTCTACCTAGCCGCAGTGCATCCAACACCTCTGCGTCCCCGGCGTACTGCTGCCGCGCAGTTCTGTATGCAGACACGCCGTCTACTTCAGTTGCTCTGTCTAGCGCATCAACCATCGATCTTTTCAACCCTTTCAAACTGTTGGCTTCAGCGCTGCTCATGCCTTCGCCTTTGTAGCCTTTGTCTATTACCGCGTCCATGCCGCGCTTAATGTAGTCGAGTGTACGGACGTCTGGTTGTTTTGCAATAACCGTATTACCAGCAGAATCAGTTACAAAAAGGTCATCCAAAACATATTTTGTTGGGTCTTCGCCTCGCAGCTCAGCCGCAACTTTTTCGTTGTTAGCAATCTTTTTGGCTTCGTCAAAAAACGTCTTAAACTGCGGATTTTGCAGCACTCGGTTAATAGTTGGATCGTTAACCGTGCCGAAGCTGTACGCATCATCGTATAAAGTATCTGCATTGCTACGCAGATTCTGAACCATCTGTTGCTCTTGAGCGTAGAAGTCCCCTTGTGTTCCCGTGCCCCGCCTGGTTTGCCCCATGACTCTCTCACGCTGGCCGACCCTATTTCTCTCTAGACCGGTTTCCATTACATCTGCAGCCCCCTCACCTTTTGCCGCAACCACTTCACCCAGGCTCACGGTCGGCTTAGACACGTTGGCAAGGGTAGACGGTACACCCATACTTCTATCTGCGGCGACACGCGCTTCTGCTTCAGCAGGGGTTAGTTTTGAGCGCGTTAACGCTTGGTTAACTTTGCGCGCTGCACGCCTATTAAGGTAGGGATCCGAGCCGCTTAGACGGTCTTTCAGCCAGTTGTACCCCGCGCCCACGCCGCGCATAGCTACTGGCGTTGCCCCGCCGAGCACTGTCCCTACGACCGCGCCGGGAACCGCGCCTTCTAAGCGTTCGCCAGGGTCGCTTGAACCTGCTCCCGCGACAGCGCCAGTTGTGCCCCCGACGACCATGCTGCGCGAGTAGGGATTCTGAGCGATCTTAGCCGCTTTATTAAACATACCGCGCACGTAGGGGTTCTGGGCGAGTGTTTTTAACGCCCCTGCTGTCCTAGCTGTTGTAGCAACCGCAGCTGGAGCAGCTGCGCCTCCCGTGAAAGGGGTCGCCAGGTAAGAGGCCACCATCGGCAACACCCCGCCTGCGAACTCGGCTATCGGAGCTATGACTGGGTTTTCTTGAGAATATCTAGCGTAGTCCTGTTTAATATTCTCCATCTCTTGCTCATACGTTTCTTCTCCGGCTTTAGAGCGCAGCCACGCCTCGGCTTCGTCTCCCCAGCTAGCGCCTAAGCCCTGTCCCAGCAACGCCCTTCCAAAATTGAACGCATCATTAGCCATTATTCTATGTCTCCGTCTATTGTTGCGGGGAGAGTTGTCATACGGTAAGCCCCGGAGTTGATCTGCTCAAGCCGGTTTTGCTCTCTAGCTAAGCTCTTCTGAATTTCTTCGTAAGCTCGCATCATGATGTTTGCGCGGTCTTCTTTTGTTGCAGACCCGATACCTTGCAGTTCTAGCAATATAGCTCGCTCTCCTTCCGTCGGAGAGCCTCCGAAGGTAGCTCTTAATAGTTCTAGCGCTTGAGAGCCGAGCAAATTATTTATCTGCCTAGTGTTAACATAGATAGGGTCGTCACTGCCAGAAATCTCTCCTAAAAACTGCTGCGTTTTTCCTAACCATCCTCCAGCTAAGCTGTTTGGGTTAAGCGCATACGCTTCCTTGAGGTTGGCTAATGCGGTACTTAAATTACCAACATTGTCTTCTGTTTTTGTTTTGAGAGCAATTTCGGTAGCACTCAGCTGCTGTTGTCTCTCGGTTCGCAGGTTTAGGTTGTCAAGCTGCAGCTGGGTCATTTGTATCTGTCTGTCAATGTCGATTTGAGCTAATTCTTGAACTCGGGCAGCGAATTCGGGAGTCCCCCTCTGCAGCCCTTCATCCGCCGCTAGTTGACCGGCATTAGACAGGGGCTTACCCGACGCCACGTACTCTTTGATCATCTCTGTACCTATGGCGCGCTTGTCTCTCATCTCTTCCGCAGCTAACGAGCGTAGCGTACTCAGATCTTCCTTAGCCGCGCCCATCTTCAACTCTTGCGCTTTGAGAGCCAAGTTCAACCGGTCTTGGCTAGAGGCTCGTTTGTCTTTGGCGTACTCAGACATCTCTTTGCCGACCAGCCCAAGATTCTCACTGAACTGACCCGTTTTAGTAGGTGCGCCGAAAGCCGACGCCAGTCGGAAATACAGCTCCGCTTTTGAGCTACTGTCACTTTCCGGAGACGACATAGCGCCACTGAGCATTTCGGCAAAAGCGTCGCTCTCTTGCTGCGCTCTATCACGAGAGGTCTTAAGCTCTTCCGCGTAAATGCTTTCTGAAGGGCCATAAGCCGCTAACATGGTTTGTAGATCAGCCATACGATCATTAGGAGGCATGACAGCCGCAGTAGGCATGACAGCCGCAGTAGGCATGACAGTCGTAGGAGGTATGACAGCCGCAGGAGGCATGACAGTCGTAGGAGGCATGATATCTTCTTCCTCAACATACCCGCCTGGCAGAACAACCCGCCCAGCGGTTTGGTAATGCGTCTTCACCGCACCACCATGCGAGTACTCGTAGTATGGGTTGTTCGGATCGAAATACTGGCCGTCGTAACTTGCATCGGAAGTGTTGGCAGTTTCCGTAGTCGTTGTGACTGGCGGGGCAG